AAATGGAAGGGCGCAAGGTCAAGGACACCAAGATTTCCATTGAACTGGCCAAGAAGATTGTGCGCGGGTTGGCCGACCGCGGCAGCTTGTCAAACCAAGACGTCCAGACGTTATCCGACGAATTGGCCGCGTTGCCGCGAGACACGAAAAAGGAATTTGTCACGATCAAGCAAGTGATCTTCCGCGGGGAAGAAGTGCGCCTCACCATGAGCCGCGCACAGGCCATGCAACTATGGCTGACATGGCAGCAATCGGACGCGCAGGAGAAGATGCGTGCCGACGGTTTTACTGACGACAGCTTCGACGATCTCGACAACCTTATCTCCGGCCCGTTCGCGCAAGCGATTCTCCGCGTGACGTCGCGCATCTACGGCTCCGGCTACGCGCTGACCAACCCGATCTACGCCCGCATGTTTGGCATGAACATGCCAATGGTCAGAAACTACGCTCCGGCCCGCTATCAATCGAACAAGGATGTCAAAGACGTCGCGCTTGACGGAACGGCGCTGACAGCCGGAGGACAACCCAGCTTTGCCAAGTCCCGCGTCAACCACACCGCCAAGCTCGCGCCCGAAGACGCGCTGACCGTCTTGCAGAGCCACATTGCCATGCAGTCGCACTGGGTCGCCTTTGCCGAAGTCACTCGCGAATACCGCTCGCTACTTTCCAACCCCGACGTCCGCGAGTCCATCAGACAGCGTCTGGGCGCGGACGTTCTTCGCACTGCCGAAATGTGGGGCGACCAGATGGAGCAACGCGGCGGCAACAAGGGCAGAGAGATCGCGTGGATCAACAACATGCTGGGCGCGGTCATTGGCGGTCAGTCCGTTTCGCTGTTGGGCTACAACCTCAAGTCGCTGATGATGCAGACCGACAACTTGATGCGCTTTACCTTGGCGCTCGACAGTCGCCAAATTGGGTCTGCTTTGTCCGATCCGGTCGCCCTCATGCAAAACATCCGCAAGGTGTGGAAGACCGACATCATTCAGACCCGCTTGGAGGGCGGGGCCACGGCGGAAACGCGGTTCTTCTTTGAGCGGTTTGTTTCCATGTTCCGGCGTGGGGCCAAGGTGGCCGAGATGTCCATGATGCCCATGAACTATCTTGATTCGGCGGGGCTATCTATCTCTGGCGCAATTGTTTACCAAGCCGCCTACAAGGACGCGCTCGACAGCGGCGTAGACCCGACCTCCGCAGAGCGAGCGGCCAAGGATGCCGTCGAAGCAATGGTCTATCGCTACGGACAGCCGGTGCTGATGGGCCAGAAGTCCAACATCGAAAACAGTGGCAACGCATTCACCAAGGCGTTCTTCCTTTTCATGTCTGACCCGCGCTTAAAGATGGCCATCATCTCCGACTCCGTCCGCGGACTGGCCACCGGACGCGGCGACTGGAAGACGCATGTGCGCCGGATTGTGGCCATTGAAATGATGGCCGTGGTTTCCCATGTGCTGGCCACCGCGTTCAGAGATGCGACCAGCGACGATGAGGACGAGGATTTGTGGTCTATGGGCGGTTTTGCCCGCGCCCTGCTGCTGGCTCCGTTCCAAGGCTACTTCCTGCTGGGCAGTGTCAGCGACCTTGTGCTGTCGCGCTTGACCGAGGCCCAATGGTTTACGCCCACGCAGAACCCGCTCATCCGCACCGCGGACACCGCCTTTCGGGCCTTCAACAATCTCGACGACGCCTTCAACTTCGACGACCCCGACGCGCTGGTCAAAGAGTGGACAAACATCACGCGCTCCATTGCGCTTACGCCACCGCTCGCCGCGCCCGCGGTCATCATGAACATCGTTCGCCCGCTGGTGCAGGGTTGGGAGCGCATGGACGACGACGAATAAACTATTGCGCCACCATGACCACGAAGGTTTAGTCAAATCACTATGAATCTCCAAGACTACCCAGCCCAAATTACGCAGCTTGTCGGAGCGCAAGTGATCAACTCGACCAAGGGCGGTGCCTATTACGCCGACACCACTTCGCGCACCGGAACGTGGGCCGCGATCCAAATGGTGACCGACACCAAGATCGAAACCTTGACCGGCAACGTCAGCGGTCTGGCCGCGGCTTTGCTGGGCAGCGCCCCGCTTCTGCCCGCGGGCCTTGTCGTCTTTGGCAACTTTACCGAACTCAAGCTGCACAGCGGCTCCGTCATCGCCTACTTGCGCTAACATGATCCTTGGCTTCTCCAATTTCTTGCGGGCGGCGACTCCGTATTACTACGTCGATCTTCCGTCCTTCCAGCGTGACTTCGCCGCGCTGAAGACCCTCGACCACGGCACCGGCCCCGCGATCACCTTCACGCGGGCGAGCGGCGCGACGTTCTTTGATGCCAATGGTGTCTTGCAGACGGCGGCCAATGATGCGCCGCGATTTGACCACGATCCGGTGACTGGTGAGTCGCGTGGGTTGCTGATTGAGGAGTCGCGGACGAATAGCATCCGCAACTCGCAGGCTGATGGGGCTGTGGTTGGAGCGTCTGGGACGTTGCCTACGAATTGGATCACAAACTTACTCACAGGAATATCAAGGGAGGTTGTAGCAACAGGAACGGTTAATGGGTTTAGCTACATCGATATTAAATTTAGCGGCACAAACACATCGGGCGCCGGTGGCTTTCTCCAAATACACCCCGAAGCCCTTGGTCAAGTTGTAGCAGCATCGGGGCAATCTTGGTCTGCGTCAATTTACATAGCCCTGATTGCTGGAACTTTCTCTGGAACCACATCGCCGCTTTGGAGAATGGTTGAGCGTGATGCGGCCACGACCGCCATATCTGGTGCAGTCTCTACAACTGACATTTCTGCAGCCAATGCAACACTGTCGAGGGTTTCGGTGTCTCGCACGCTTAATGGCGCTGGAACGGAAAGAGTTACGTCGCAGCTTATTTGGACGGTCGCCAACGGCGCAACCGTAGATTTCACCCTCCGCATAGCCGCCCCGCAGCTTGAACTCGGCGCCTTCCCCACCAGCTACATCCCGACGACATCCGCCGCCGCGACACGCGCAGCGGATAGTGCGGTCGTTACGCCGATTAGTTCGTTTTATAATCAGGTGGAGGGGACGTTGTTTGCGGAGGCCAGCCTTCCATTATCTCCAAGCAACGCTTTTGCGGCAGACTTTTATACAGGCGTGGAAAATCGTATAGGCATATATCGCTTACAAAGTTCTGCCAACATGGCCGCGTTTGTTATGATAAGCAATGTCGGTCAAGCCAGTCTGGTGAACACGGTGTCTTCTCAGCCCACCAAAACCGCCTTGGCATTTAAGACTGATGACTTTGCGCTTACAACAAACGGGGGAACCATTGCGACCGATTCGTTGGGGACGCTTCCTGCCGCAACCAGCATAAGAGTAGGCGCGAGAGCAGACGGTGGGCAAGCAGCCAACGGCCACATCCGCAAAATCGCCTACTGGCCCAAGCGCCTCTCCGACGCGCTGCTCCAGCAGCTAACAACCTAAAGCTATGACAGACTACCTCTACAAATTCCCAGACGAAGCCACGGCGCAAACCGCGCTGGCCGATTACTACGATGCCGAAAACGGCTGGCAGACCAGCGGAGAAGGCTATGCGCTTGATGTGGTGGGTGTGCTGGCAGACACCGACGAAGACGGAGAGTCAATTCCGCTTGACGGCTGGCACCTCAATTTGCGCGTGACTGACAATCGAAGAAATCCAGCGGGAAGTTATACCGTCACACCAACGCAACAGCGCCGCGTCTGGTTGTAAGACATTTGTAAAGACAATGGCCGTTCAATCACCAACCAGCAGCATCACCTACACCGGCAACGACTCGACGGTGACGCCTTACAGTGTGCCGTTTTTGTTTTTGGAAAACGGACACTTGAAGGCGCAGGCCCGCGACGAAGGCGGCGTGGTCACTGATATTGTGCTGACCAACCATTCCGGCGCAGGCGACCCCAACGGCGGCACTGTTCGCACCGCGGTCGCCATTCCAACAACCAGCACGTTGCTTATCTTTCGTGAGGTTCCGTTCACACAATCAACGATCTACCAAGAAGGCGGCGACTTTCCGGCCAAAAGCCATGAGGCCGCGCTCGACAAGCTAACGATGGCGGCGCAACAGCTTCAACGCAGCATCCAGTCCCAGTTCCCGCAGATTGGTTTGGGCTACAACGAGAGCATCTACTTTACCTCCAACGGAACCTTCACAAAGGCGTCCTACCCGTGGCTTCGCGCCGTGCGCGTCATTGCCGTCGGAGGAGGCGGTGGAGGCGGCGGTGCTGCCACGACCGGATCAAGCCAAATCGCCGTGGGCGGTGCTGGCGGCGGTGCCAGCGTGGCCGTGCGCGTCATTCCGATTTCGCAGCTTTTGGCCACCAGCATCGCGGTGACCGTGGGCGCGGGCGGCACCGCGGGAACCGCAGGCAATAACGCCGGAGGCAACGGCGCGGACAGTTCTTTCGGCACTGACGTCATCGGCAAGGGCGGCACTGGAGGTGCAGGAGGCGCGGCCCAGAGCGCACCGGCCATTATCGATGGAGCCGCGGCACAGACGACCGGCACCGGCCAATTCATTTACAACGGCAGCGCCGGACAAAGCGCCGTCGTTCCTTCCGCGTCCCGCGTTGTCACTGCACCCAGCGGGTTCAGCATTTTGGGCGCACCGCGCATCGCGGCCAGCACTACCACCGGAGCCGCGGGATCTGCTGGATACATTTACGGCAGCGGCGGAACCGGCGGCATGAACGCGGAAAGCCAAGCATCAACCCGCGCAGGCGGCGCAGGAAGTGCGGGCGTGGTCATCGTCGAACTCTTTTCGTAGCCATGATCCTTGAACTCAAAACCAGCGCCGCCATGCTGACCGCCGGAACTTTCGGCGTCTTCGCTACCGCCGCGCCGGTCATGGAGTCCTTCGGCTGGCTCCGCACTGTGGCCGAACTGGGCAGCTTTGGGCTGGTCGCGTTCAGCGCCATCATGCTGCTGGTCAAGGTCGCTCCGGCTTTCATCAACCACTTGGACAAGGCGCGTGATTCCTTCCTCGTCGAACTCAAGCAGGAGCGCGAGCAGCGCCACGCCAACGCGGAAAAACTCAACCAGTCGCTGCACCAGATCGATCAGTCGATCCGCGATGTCCATCACACTTTGAAGGGGGTCAAATAGTATGTCTGTAAAGATTCAAGACTGGAACAAGATTGCCTCCAACGTCGTCCTCGTAGCCCAAGGGCCGGATGGTAAGCCTGCGCTGCTTTCCGCGGACAAGCCCGCCGGAGCGACCGCGGAGAAGTTCACCTACACCAGCGGCAAGGTGACCAAGGTTGAATACTTCTCGACCTACAACCCCGCGACCGAAACCGGAACGCTCATCGCCACGAAGAACATCCGCTACAACGGCGACGAGGTTAAGGACATCTACTGGACATAATCAGTGGCGACCTTCGACTACAATCCGATCACCGGCCAACTCGACCTTGTCGGATCGGGTGCGAGTTACATCGATGGAGTAGTGGCTGACAGTTCTTTGCTACCTGTCACCCTTGGAACACCGGCCCTCGACTCCGTTTTCCTTGCCAAGGCGGGTTCCGGCCTGTGGCTAATTTCTCGACGGCCCGCCGGATTGTATGTGCGAGTGGCCAACAACGGCGTGGCCGCGGACTGGACTTATCTTGGCGCGTTTCCAGAGGTAAATGCAGACGCCAACTGGGAGCTATACAACTCAACTGACCCCACCAAGGAATTGAAATTTGATTTGTCCGGCCTGCCCACCGGCACAACACGCACCGTAACCGGCCCCGCGGGCAATGGGCAGATGATGGTTTCGGGACAAGCCGGATCATTCACCACGCTCACCGCCAACAACGGCACGCTCACGGCGTCCGCGCCCGTGCTTGATCTGGCGCAGACTTGGAACGCTGACACCGCATCTTTTACGGCATCAATTTCTACAACGACGATGACGGTGACAGCCGTGGCGTCCGGCACAATTCAAATCGGTATGGTTCTGACTGGCACTGTTACCTCGCAGACAACGATCACGGCATTTGGAACAGGCTCTGGCGGGGTGGGAACATACACAGTGAGCATTTCTCAAAACAGAACATCAGCCTCGCTGACGGGAACAAATGCGTTTTCTTTTTTCACTGGCAATGCCGTTGCAACCCTTGCCCCGACTCTATCGGCAAACACACTCATTAACCTTCAAGTTGATTCGGTCAGCAAGTTTCGCGTGGATGGCGGCGGACAACTGACGCTTGGATTTTCTGGGGCAAGTGGAAACTGGAGCTTCGTCGATAAAAGCACCGGCAGCATGGGCATTCAGCGAAACGGTTCGGATGTTGTCACTATAAGAGGTGGAAGCAAATTTGGATTGGCTTCTGCTGTCGCACTATGCTGGGGAACAAGCACAGTCGAAGACACCTTTTTGTTGCGGGACGATGCCGCCAACGTAATCGGTCAAAGAAATGCGGCCAACGCCCAAACCTTTAACATCTACAACACCTTCACCTCCGCGACGAACCACGAGCGTCTACGTCTGGCTTGGGCAAGCAATGTCGCCATCATCGGCACGGAGAAGGGATCGGGCGGCGGGACGGCGAGGGCGCTGGAGTTGCAGACGGATGGGGTGACGAGGCTGACGATTGGCGCGGCTGGCGGCCTGACGACTTTTGGTGACTTCACGCTGCCAGCAGCGAATCGTGTTAGGTTTGGTTCGGGCGGCACGCGAATTGCGGGCGCGAGTGACGGCCTGTTGAGAATATCCAACGCAGCAGAAAACGATTTTGACCGCTTACAGTTTGGCGGCACAACTACCAGCTTCCCCGCGCTGAAGCGCAGCAGCACCGTCCTGCAAGCTCGCCTTGCGAACGATTCCGACTTTTGCCCGCTCCAAGGTCAGCTACGCACTCACGCCAACGCCGTCACCGAAACAATCACGGCAGACAAAACGCTCACCTTCTATGACGCCGCTGGCACGGCTTACAAAGTGCCGTGCGTTGCCGCCTAACGATTATGTTAACCAACCCAACACCCATCGTGACGGAACCCGTTCCGTCGAAAGTCTACGACAAGCTGCACGTTTACAGCCTGTCGGCCATCCAGCCTACGCTCAACCCGCGCAGCGGTTCTATCTCGGTCGATCTCCTTCCGGCGACCGCTGACGGCCAACTGGCTTCCGGCGACCAAGTGCAGAAGATCACCGCGCCGATTACGGATGAAGTGCTTGCCGCCGTGCCGGAACTCGCCGCCGCCTTTGAGGCAGTCCTCGCCGCGATTCCCGCGACCCAAGCCTACTTGGCCAGCCAGCAGGAGGCTCCCGCAAATGAATAAGACCGTCACTCTTACGGAAGCCGAGGCGAAGATCGTGATGCAATGCCTCGATCTGGCGACCAAGCACGGCGGCTTAAATGCCGCGGCGCAAATACTGCCGGTCGCGACCAACATCGAAAAACAACTGACCGAGGCCGAAGCCTCAAACCCTTGACCCCCATCCGGCGGGACGGTGTAGTCAAAACATGCGCCTCTATCTTATCCTCGCCGCTTTGACGCTGACAGGCTGCGCGAACCTTTCCGAAGTCCGCTTTGGCTGGGACTTCGCCAAAAACACTTTGCACGTTTCTGTGCCACTTCAAAAACCAACCTCGTCCAAATAACATGATCGACTACATCCTCGCCCGACTTAAAGAACCTTCCACCTATGCCGGAGCGGCCACCTTGCTGGCTCTCGTCGGCTGGAAACTTTCGCCGGAGTTGATGGGCGCGATTGCCTCCGCTGGCATCGCCGTCATCGCTCTGATCGAAATCGTTCGCCGCGAAAAGAAGTGAGCAACGAACAAAAGTTCCAGCGGGATCTCGACCGCTGGGGCGTGAAGCATTTTGCGGCCAAGGAGTTTTTCTACCGCGGAGCCAGCGACGAGAAACTCAACCTCAACACCGACCCTCCGGCGGCACTGTGGCCAAACATGGAGCGCACGGCCAAGGTGCTGGACGAGGCCCGCAAGCGACTGGGCGCGTCGATCCGTATCACCAGCGCCTATCGGTCACCGGCCTACAACAAGCGCATCGGCGGCGTGAGCAACTCGACGCATGTGCGCTTCAACGCGACCGATCTGGTGACAGCGCAACCGGCCTCGCTTTATCTCGTCCTGCTCGACCTCCGGCGCGAGGGCATGTTCAAGGGCGGGCTGGGGTTGTATCGCAGTTTTGTCCATCTGGACACCCGCGGAAATAATGCTACTTGGAGAGGATAGAGCCGCGTCTTACTTGTTCGACGTAGGCGAGTTTGAATCCTCGCCGGATGTCAGCGACGACGCACCGCGCAACTGCGAGTCCGGCAGTATAGCCGAAGCTGAATTTCTTGTGCGGGCGCAGCGCAACGGCTGGCACTGCTACGTTCCGTTTGGTCACGCCACCAAAGCCGACGTCATTGTCTTTCGGCCATTTGGTAGGCCGGTGACGGTGCAAGTCAAAAAAGGAGTGTATCAAGACAAGGGAAGCGGCAGTTGGAAATTCATAGCTGGGTCTGGCAAGCCGTCCTGTGCCGCGAATCCCAAGGACTACGGAAAACGCTATACTCGATACCAGCGCGGTGAGTTTGATGTGCTGGCTATGTGGGTGCAGGAAAAAGAGTGCTTTGTTTTTTGGACGCTTAATGAATTGGTCGAGCGCGGGACTTCCTGCGTTTATTGGTATGCGGGCAACGCCTGTAACAACTGGCAAGTTGTTGACGAAATGGCCGAGCGGCTTATTTGATCTGCTGTTGCAGCGACTCCAGCGCCTTGCTCATCGTAGCCAGCGAGGCGTGCGTGTAGCGGTTGGACATCTCGACCGTATCGTGGTCGCAGATCATTTGCCGCACCTTCTGGTCAACGCCCGCGTCTACCAGTAGCGAATTGGTCGTATGCCGCCACGAATGGAAGGTTGCATCCACAACCCCGCGGCCTTTGCCAGTAGCCTTTTGCCGCGAACGGACGATGCCAGCCTTGTCCAAGATGCGGGAAAACTGCCCGCTGGCCACTGACACCGTCAGCTTGTGCAGGCGCGGCGTGATGGGGCCGGTGCCTTGCAGGCTGGCCAGTTCCCCGATAAGCGGGACGGCAACGACCTTGCCCTTGCGAGACTTCTTTTGCGGAACAAAGCGCAGGACGCCGCCGTCGATCTCTTCGTGGGAGCGGTTGCAGGCATCCCAAAGCCGCATGCCGTAGTAGAGTCCGAAGAGGCAGGCGACCCGCCATTCCTCGTCTACGATGGCAAGGATGCGCCCGATCTCGTCCGGTGTGAACGACCGGCGCTTGGCCGCGTCCGAACGGCTAATCGTCAGCAGTTCCGCGGGGTTGACGTCGATCTGGCGCAGGAGGACGGCCCGCCGGAAGACTGACCGGATTGTGGCAATGATGAGCGCACCCGTGTTATCCGAATAACCCTTGTCCTTGAGGTCGCGGAAGAAGGCGCTGATGTCGTCGGGCGTGATGTCGCGCAGATCGTGGCTGACCCGCACGCCGAGCCAGCGGGCGAAGTGGGCGATGTCGGTGCGGTATTTGTCGATGGTCTTGGGCTTGGCCGTCGTCTTGGCCTCGACCCAACTTTCCGCGGCCTTTGTCCAAGTGACCGCCTTGCGCGGGCTGGCGACGTTGGCCAGCCGCATGAGGCTATCGACGCGATGGGCATACCATTGTGCCGTCGGTTTGACCGAACGAAGTTCCCGCGCCGTCCGCTCCATGTCGTCAGCAAAAGCCTTGGCCGTGCGTTTAGGGGTTGTTTTGTGCGGTAGCTTGGTGCTACGCATGGTGAGTCGCCAAAAGCCGCCAGACGGGCTTTCCGGCGCAGCAACCCACACTCTCATGCGGGCTATCCAGTAAGGTGACTTGGGGAGGGTGGTAAGCGATGCCATAACGTAGTAAAAATTAGCACTATTTGTTATGCAATGAAATACCTAAAATGTATGCAAAATTGTCACGCTTTACTCTGTAACAGAAGGGAAATGACCAGTTATGGGATCGAACGAATTTGGCCCATTTTACTCTGTTAAATGACCGCGGAGGGCCGGAGATAGCACAGTAATATATCGCACGTTTTATATATTGCAGAACCTTTAGGCATGCGTTTGACTAAACCGTATGCCGTACGCAGATCGGGACGCCCAGTTGAAGGCCATGCGCCAACGCTACGCCGACCGCTATGCGTCAGACCCGAAGTTCCGTAAGGCCGAGTCGAAGCGCAAGGCCCGCTACTACGCCGAGAACCCCGCCTACCAGCGCCGCGTGAAGCGCAAGGTCAAGGCCCGCCGTTCCGCTGTTTAATCTTCTGGTTGCGGGGGGGGGGGACTATAAATGTCCCACGCCATCCGTTATTATCCCCACCGATATGGAACAACAGATCATCACCTTCATTCGTCAACTCGCGGAGCGCGAGGGCGTTGCACCGGAGCAGCTTTTATGGGGCGTTCTCCCCATAAGCCAAACCGTTGACAGGTGTCACACGGTGCATGACACTTGCTCACATGAAGAAAAAACCCAGCACCAGCGGCAACCGCCGGTCGAAAGATCGGGTGGTCAAGTCCTTGTCGTTTCCGAGTGACTTGGTCGAGCGCATCCAAGGCGTGGCCGACGCGCAATACGGTGGCGATTTTACACGGGCGACCTTGGAAATCCTTGCTACCCGCTATCCCGAAGCGAAAAAGTTTTTGCGCGAAAACCAGACCTTCAAATTCAGCCGGAAAAAAATTTAGCGGGGCCATCATTTTTTTCTGGACGAGGTGTCATGCACATGGTGTAATGCACCTAACTTCGATGCAAATCGAGGCTCCACACACACAATGAAAAAGACAATGAAAGACGGTTGCCGCACGGTGACCACCGAGTTTGAGGTGCGCGAGTTAAACGCGCACGGCGATGCGGTTGACGTCAACCACTACGAGACAAAGCAAGAGGCACTGGTCGACGCCGAGCGGCTTATTAAGCGCGGAGCCGCCGCGGTCATCGTGGAGAAGCACACCAGCCGCGCTCCCGCCTGCTACTGGAAAACGCCCGACACTTACAAGACTGTGGCGATGCTTGGAGACGCCGCCGTCATCGCCAAGGGGGAGTGGCAATGACTATCAAACAATTTCGCTCTGCTGGCACGCCCAGTGAGAGATCGGGTTCCGTTGCGGCGGAATCCGTCATTTTTATCTGCCCTCCATAATAAGCAAAATCAGCCCATGCCCACCGAACCCACCACCCGCAAAAGCATATCGATGCCGCGTGACCTTGCTGCGGTCATCGAACAACACGCGCAGTCCGAACACCGGAGCTTCACCAAACAGGTGACGAAGGTTTTGTCGGACTTTTTTGCGCCTACAGGTGTCATACACCTAACGCCCACGCCCCATGACGCTGATCGATAAAGCCCGCAACGCCGCGCCCCGCAACGGTCGCCACAACTACGACCAACTCGTCGAGCCGGTCGCCATCTTGCGCCGCAAGGGATGGCCCTACGCGGACATCCACGCATGGCTCATCTCCGAGGGCGAACACATCAACCCGAACCCCGCCACTTTTGCCTCTGCCATGTCGCAGCGGCTTAAACACAACGCAAAAACACAATGAATAACGAACCCACCTACAAAGTTCCGACGTTCACGACGATGGAACTCGTCACGCTCCGCTGCGCTCTGCGCGAAGACATCTGCCGCTTCTGGAAATGGCGTCACGATGCCTCATGGCGCAACACGATCCGCGCCTGCGTTTCGGCCTACCGGAAACTCCAACAACGGGAGGTCGCGTAATGGACTACCTCCTCGTCGCCCTGCTCGCGGCCATGTGGCTCTGCACCGTTGTCGGCGCGTTTAGCGCCGGATGGATGACTGGCTGGGACAAGTCCCAAGCCGACCACAAGTGGAACCGCTGGCTCCTACGGAAAATCGAAAACCGCAGCACACGAATTTAGGCATGCAACCCACAAAACAAAACCCGCCGACGCAGCATGCCGCGCCGACGGGTCAGAACACAATGAAGGGACAAAATACAATGAATACAGAAAGTGGTCAACTGACGTTGGCCAAACCCAAGGTTGAGATTCAACTCGATCAGCATGGAGTGCAGTTGCGCTCCTTCGATGAAATGGCCCGCTTTTGCGCGGCGATTAAGAACAGCAAGATCGGCAAGAACTACGACTGCGCGGAGGACATCATGATCGCCGTCCAGCACGGGCTGGAAGTTGGCCTGTCGCCCATGTCCGCGTTGCAGAACATCGCGGTGGTCAACGGCAAGCCAGCCATCTACGGGGATGCCGCGCTCGCGTTGTGCTGCTCGCACTCCGCGTTCCTCGACATCGAAGAGACTGTCGAAGGCAACGTGGCAACGTGCATCGTCAAGCGCCGCGACCGCTCGCCGGTCGTCCGCAAGTTCTCCGATGCCGATGCCAAAAAGGCTGGCCTGTGGGGCAAGCAGGGGCCGTGGACAAGCTATCCGTCGCGCATGCTCCAGATGCGTGCGCGTAGCTGGGCCTTGCGCGATGCGTTTCCCGACGCGCTCAAGGGTCTTGGCGTAGCCGAAGAGGTGCGTGACTACTCGCCGCGCAATGTGACCGCCCGCAAGGTGGCCGAGGGCGTAGTGCTACCGGAGGTGACAACCGCCGCGGAGTTCTTCGACAGCGCCGCGGAGCCAAGCCAACGCGCTGCGCTTAACGACAAGGCAACCGGCGAACTGTTCGCGGAGGTGGTGAAATGAACGCCGACCTCGTTTGGGCCGTCGAGTGGCTCAACACGCTCACCGACCGCATGACCGGCGACCACATGGTGGCCGAGTTCATGGCTGAACTGGAACAGCGCCGCAGGCAAAGCGATGCGCTCAACGGCGCGGCGAAGGAGGCCGGAATATGAACACCGGCATCCTCTCGCTACCGGAAAAGCAATACCGCGAAGCCGAAGGCATCAGCAAATCGCTGCTCGACTGGATTGCGCCGCCCAAAACACCCGCGCATTTTAAGGCGAAGCTCGACGGGCTGATCCCCGACGAGCAGACGCCCGCGATGCGCTTGGGCAGCATGATTCACCGCGCCATCTTGGAGCCGGAGACGGTTGCCAATGCGTGGGTCATCAAACCCGCGGGCATGAACTTTGCCACTAAAGAGGGCAAGGAATGGAAGGCCGCGCAGGACAAGCCGATCATTACGCAGGAAGAGGCCGACACTATTACTGGCATGCGCGAGTCAGTTTGGTCGCATCCCGCGGTCAAGCGGGTGCTGGCCAACGCGAAGACGGAGTGTTCGCTATTCGCAAATGGCGAAGACGGAGTTCTCCGCAAAGCGCGGATCGATGCGCTGCCGGAGGGTGGCAACGTCATTGTGGACATCAAAAGCTGTCAAAGCGCCGACGCGGACATGATGGCCAAGTCAGTGGTCAACTACCGCTACGACGTCCAAGCCGCATACTACCTCGACCTCTGCCAACTGCTGGGGATCGACAAGACGGAGTTTTTATTCGTCTGCGTCGAGAAGACGCCGCCCTACGCGGTCGCCGTCTACGCGCTCGATCAAGACGCCATTGCGTGGGGCCGCAAGCAATACCAACGCGATCTCGCCGCGGTGAAGCACTGCATGGCGGAAGACCACTGGCCGTCGTTCACGCAAGACATCACTACGCTGGGCCTTCCGGCGTGGGCGGCAAAGCAAGCGGAGGCGGCACTATGAGCAAGTTTCTCGTTGTCTATACGGACGAGGGCGACCGCCATGAGGGCGAAATCGACGGAAGGTTTCGCACCAAGGCGGAAGCGGAGAAGTTCATCAAGGAGCAGAACGAAAAGGAGCATGCTTCCGACTATAACAGCGACCTTGGGTGGACTTACGAAATCTGCGAAGTGGTCACTTCGTTTGTCACCAAGGTCACCATCAAGCGCGACCTAAAGGTCAAGGAAGTAAAACCATGAGCGACAAAGCCTACGTTCCGAGATGGAGCCGAGGCATCACGCCCGCGGACTGGCGTCAGCGTCTTTTGACGCTGGCGCTGCCCGTGAGGCACGCAGCGGCGCGGATCGTGTGGTGGGAGACGCTTTCCCTCCGCATGGTTCCCGACCGCAGCGATGCGCTCGACGACATGCTCAAGCACAGCCCAGAGGTTCCCGACCAAGACCTCCAAGCCGCTCTCATTCAAATCGGTTTGCCGGAGGGATTCGTTCGCCGCCGGATTACCACGCCCAAACCGCGCCCACCGCGGCGCAAAAAACAACCCACACAATGATTACTGCAATTATTAACGGCGACCCACCAACCGTCACCGCCCAGCAGAAGGGCGTGATGGTTCGCGCCGGTCGCCCTATGTTCTTCACAAAGAAAAAGGTTAAGGACGCGCAGGACGCGCTGGTCTTGCAGCTTCGGCAATTTAAGCCGCGGCAACCGGTGGAGTTTCCGGTGCTGATCAAGATCAAGTTCGCCTTCCGCGTCACGAAGTCGCGGCCACATGAGCGCGTTCACGCGGTGCGACCCGACCTCGACAACTTGTGCAAGGGCGTTTTGGACGCGCTGGTGCCTGCTGGCTGGATTGCGGACGACGCGCTGGTGGATCAACTCGTCGCGGAAAAGTGCCGCGTGGGAGATCCGTATTTGGAAATCACGATGAAGGAGAGGCTGTGAAGCGCCCATCCTTTCAATTCTATCCGTCGGACTGGCGCAACGACTCCGGCCTCCGGCTCTGCTCGCTGGCGGCGCGAGGGCTGTGGGTCGAGATGATGTGCATCGCCCATGAGTGCGACCAATACGGCAAACTCACGCAAAACGGCAGGGGTTTCTCGCACAAAACCCTCGCAAAACTTGTGGGTTTGTCGCCGCAAACCTGTCTCAAATTATTGAAAGAACTTGAGGAAAATAAAGTGTTCTCCCGCGACGAAAACGGCGCGATCTTTTCGCGGCGAATGGTTCGTGATGAGGAGATTAGACAGATTCGGGCCGAGGCCGGAAGCAAGGGGGGCAACCCGCTTTTGCTTGGGAATTTGGTTAAGCAAACCGGCAAGCAAAAACCAACCCCTTCTTCTTCATCTTCATCTTCTATGGATCTATCTATCCGCCGCGGGTGGACTTTGGAGGAGGTCACCGCAGCCGGTCAGATGGCCAGCGTCACACCGGAAGTGTGCAAGGCGTATTACGACGCCCGCGAAGCGGTGGGTTGGGTGGATCGAAATGCGATCCCGATCAAGTCCATGCCGCATGACCTATCACGCTTTGCATCACATTGGGCCGAGAACGAGCGTAAACGCCCCGCCACGGCTTTGACTAAACCCCGCGGCGTCTGGGACGCCAAACAAGGCATTGACGCCTTAAAAGCGAAGCTGGAGCGAATGAAGGGCGATCCGCGGAACCGGAGACAAAAAGCCGACTGCCCTTGGGAAACCGAGTGGAAGGAAGAGGCCAAGGCCGAGGTCGCCCGCATCCGCGAGAAGATCCGCGAGTTAGAAGGGGTGGTGGCAGCGTGAAAAAGTTAAAGACTATAGACGCGCCCGAAATTGTTTGCGGCATCTATGCTCTGCTGCTTTGCGACCGTATAGCATACGTTGGAAAGTCAGAGCATATCTACAAGCGTGTTGCCGTTCATCGTGAGCAAAAACGGTTTGATTCGGTGGTCGTTATTGATGTCGAGCGAAAGCATCTGGATGCCGTCGAGCAGTTTCTTATTAAGCTGCTTAACCCGCCGTGGAACAGGCAGCATGCAAAAGCTCACAATGGCCCGCTTCACCACAAGAAAATGTTGGGCCGGTTGTTGCCAATCGCGAAGCGACACATTGCGGTATGGCGCGAACTTACCAAGGGGCATTTGACCACACCCCTAAAATCGCCACATGGCCAACAGTCTTGAAGACTTCATTGCCTATAGCATGCAAGACGACGAGGTGAGCGTGATGAATATCCTGTGCGAACATTGCCCGCTCGTTTCCGACAACGCCGTCTGGGCGTCCGACGTTCACAATACCGGCGAGGTCATCGCGTGGATTCATCGGAACCCGCAACATTTTCGGCGTATCGGTTTAGTCAAAACAAAGAGACGATGAAACTTTCCGGCGGAACAGGCTGCGCCAACTCATATCTGGCCACCACCTCAATGGGGGAGGGTGGGACAGCATTGTGTGGGGGCCGTCGCGGTATTGCGCTATCCGCGACCCGCCGGAACTTTTTTAGGAGGAGCGGGATGGGCAAGGTTCCAGCCGACGCTCATCCGAGGGGTGCAGCCGTGGCCCAGCGTCTGCGCTCCGCACTTTTCCCATGATGCTGGAACTGCAACGCCCGTTCCCCGTGGACACACCGCTTGGCTACGGATGGGCGATCATTGTGTCCCGCGAGAGCAATCTGGCCAACGACATCTGGACGGTCGTCATGGAACGCGACGGCGCGTTTGTGCATTTCCGATCCGAACAAATCTGGGCGCTCCCCAACGGGACGCTCGACATCAACACAACACCAACACCATGCAATACAACGACGACAACCGAGGCGCGGCTTTCCCGCGCCAAAGCGA